ATTCATAATATTCAATGCCTTTAGAGCGAGTCAGTCAAGGTTTCAAAGACATCAGTATGTCTTTTCAAAGTAATCCTTTGAGTAGTGACTTGATTGCCCTAAAAAATGAAAATGCTATTGCACGTTCAATTCGAAATATTGTATTTACTGTACCAGGAGAGAAATTTTTTAATGAAAATTTTGGTTCTAGAGTAAGTAAGTCTTTATTTGAAAATATTGATGAAATATCAGCATCAATTATTCAGGATGAAATCGAAAATTCAATTTTAAATTATGAACCAAGAGTTGAATTGATTGAAGTTAAAACAAATCCTAACTATGATAATAACGAATTCAATGTAACTATAATTTATAAAATTATTGGTGCTGATGTGCCTACGCAACAATTAGAGTTCGTCTTGCAACCTACTAGGTAAAAATGTCATTAGTAAATTTTTCAAATCTGGATTTTGACCAGATAAAAACTACTCTTAAAGATTATTTAAGATCAAATTCAAACTTTACGGATTATGATTTTGATGGTTCAAATTTATCTACAATTTTGGATGTATTAGCATACAACACTTATATCACTTCATACAATGCCAATATGGTAACCAATGAAGTTTTTATTGATAGTGCAACTCTTAGAGAAAATGTGGTTGCACTTGCAAGAAATATTGGATATGTACCAAGATCAAAAAAATCTGCAGAAGCTAATATTTCTTTTTTTGTAGACACTTCAAGTGAAACTCTAAAACCATCATCATTGATTCTAAACAAAGGTCCAGTTGCCTCGTCTTCAGGATCTTTTGGAAATTCCTCATTTATTTTTTCAATATTAAATGATATAACTGTTCCAGTATTTGATAATATCGCATCATTTGATAATATTTTAGTGTATGAAGGAAATTTGTTATCTACAAATTTTACTGTAAGTTCTTTTGATCCAAATCAAAGATTTATTATTCCCAATTCTGGAATTGACACAAAACTTATAAATGTTTTTGTATTGGAAGATGGATCGAGAGTAAAATATCAATTAAAAAACGATTTATTTGATCTTAATTCAGAATCTAGAATTTATTTTATTCAAGAAATTGAAGATGAAAGATATGAATTACTTTTTCCCGATGGAATTTTTGGTAGAAAACTTGAAGATGGTGATGAAATTGAAATTGAATATATTGTAAATAATGGCAATTTAGCAAATGGAATAAATCAATTTCTATTCAGCGGAAGGTTGACATATATTAAAAATAATAATCCTATTAATATAACTTCTGGAATATCTTTACTATCAGCAAATACAAATTCAAGTGGTGGTGAAGTAATTGAGTCTGTGGAGTCAATTAAAAAATATGCACCAAAAGTTTATTCTTCTTACAATAGGGCATTGACTGTTAGTGATTATGAATCTTTAATACCTTCTCGCATATATCCAGAAACAGAATCGTTGACAGTTTTTGGTGGTGAAGATTTATCTCCTCCACAATATGGAAAAGTCTTTATAAGTATTAAACCAAGAAATGGTGATTTTATACCAAATTTAATTAAAGAAAATATTAAAAATAAACTTAAAAAATATGCTGTTGCAGGTATTGTTCCTGAAATATTAGATTTAAAATATCTTGAAGTTGAGGTAGATTCGAAAATATATTACAATACAAATTTGGCACCAAATTCTGCATATGTAAAAAGCATTATAAGTTCGAATGTGGAAAAATACGCGGAATCTAGCGAGTTAAATAAGTATGGGGCCAAATTTAAATATAGTAAATTTTTAAAAGTTATAGATCAAAGTGATACATCAATAACTTCAAATATAACAACTATTCAAATGAGAAGAGACTTGAGAATTGTTGCAAATTCATTTGTTGAGTACCAAATAGGTTTCGGCAATGAATTTCACATAAAGGCATCTCAATTTAATATTAAAACATCATCTTTTAAAGCAAGAATAAGAAATCAAATTAAAGATGTATATTTTACAGATATTGTCGATAGTAATGATTCCACAAAAGGAAATATTTTTATTTTCAGTTTACCTTCACCAACATCTAAAGATTTTGTTATAGAAAATCAAAATGCTGGGACTGTTGATTATAAAAACGGAGTTATAACGTTAAATACTATTAATATAATTTCTGCAAAATTTAAGGATGGACGAGAAAATATAGAAATAGCAGCAATTCCTCATTCAAATGATGTAATTGGAAAACAAGATTTATATTTAAGACTAGATATAAGTAAGAGCAATTTTGAAATGATTCAAGATTCAATCTCATCAGGACTGGATTTTTCAGCTTCAAATTATACAGTATCTTCAAGTTACAGTAATGACAATTTAGTAAGATTATAATAAAATGAAAGAAAAAAGAGTTCAATTCAATAACATTGTTAAAAATCAACTTCCAGAATATGTAAGAGAAGAATTTCCTCTTATTTTAGAATTTTTATCGCAATATTATATTGGGCAAGAGTATCAGGGGGCCCCTGCAGATTTAATACAAAATATTGATCGTTATATAAAACTAAATGAAAATACCAATTTTAATCAAAATATAAAATTAAACGGTAATATTTCTTTTGATGATACTACAATTAATATTGATGCAGATTTTGGAACAACAGATGATTTTCCAGATTCTTATGGACTTTTTAAAATAAATAATGAAATAATTACGTATAAAAATAAAACCAAATATTCTTTTTTAAATTGTATAAGAGGATTTTCTGGAATAACTTCATATAAAAAAATTGGAAACCCAGAATCATTACTTTTTGAGTCTTCAGTATCAGAAGAACATAATTCTGGAGATAACGTAGAGAATTTAAGTGTTTTATTTTTGAAAGAATTTTTAAGTAAAATAAAAAAACAATTTTTACCAGGATTTCAAGAAAGAAATTTGGCAAATAAAAAAGTACAAAAATTTCCTGGAGGACCAAGTGATAATTTTCCTTTAAATCAAAATATTTTTATTAAACAATCAAAAGATTTTTATTCATCTAAAGGAACTGATCAGTCATTTAAAATTCTATTTTTAGCTCTTTATGGCGAAAATGTTGAAATAATAAAACCAAAAGAGTTCTTGTTCAGACCATCAGATGCTGGTTATAAAATAACAAATAATTTAGTTATTGAAAGTGTATCTGGAAATCCATTTGAACTAGAAAACTTAACTCTTCGTCAGGATTCATACTTTAATATAACAAAAGCATTTTCACCAATAACAAAAGTAGAAAAAGTAAATTCAGGAATTGGTACGATAAGTTACTATGAAATAAGTTTAGATTCTGGATATGATAGAGATATTGGAGTTGATGGTGCAATTTATGGAAAATTTTCAGTTCATCCAAAAACAAAAACAATAGGTCAAGTTTCAATAGGACAAACATATATTGATGTTGATTCCACTTTAGGATTTCCTTTGAGTGGAGAATTGTCTTTAACATACCCAAATGGAGAATCCGGTATTATTAATTATGAGTCAAAAACTTTTACACAATTTTCAAATTGTTCTGGAATAACAGCAACTATATCAGATAATACTCAAATTGATATTAATACTTTTGCATATGCTTATGTTGGTATAGGTACTTCAAATTTAATAAAAGTTAAAATACGTTCGGTATTGAATTCTTTAAATTCAAACTATGATTCGTATTATCATACTACTGGTGAAAAAATTAAAATAAAAACTTTAGGTGTAAATTTAAAAGATAAACTATCAAATAATTGGTATTTTAATATATCTCCATCATTTGAAGTTGAAAAAATCAATTCTCAACTTCCAGGAACTTATCGTATTATTTTATTTGATTCTCACGTATTTAGAATAGGTGATTCAATAGAAATCAAAGGTTCTGATGGATTAGTATATAAATTAAGCATAAAAAATGTTTTAAGTGATAAAGTTTTTGATTGTGATGGACAATTTAACATAAACTTAAATTCTAAATTTACTTTAAAAAGAAATAGAATAAAAGCAGTTTCAACAAAATATAATATCAATACAATTGATGCAAATGTTCAAAATGTATATAAACTTGATAATAGGATATTAGTTTCTTCTCCATCTATTCCATATTATTCAAAACCAATTAACACTAGGATATTAACATATACACTAAATGGAACATTTCTTGAGGGTGAAATT